GCTGAGGCATTCTGCCGTAGCAACATCCTCAAGTATGCTTCGCGCTATGATCGTAAAGGCACTGCCCGTCGCGACATTATTAAAATCCTACACTATGCACTTCTGCTACTTCACTTTAGTGACAAGTCTGCTAAAACCGAACCCTATCCACAATGAACAAAGTTATTCTTTCTGAACAGACTCTTCAGGTTCTTAAGAACTATTCCACAATCAATGGTTCTATCCTCATTCGCAAGGGTAATCAACTGAAGACAATCAGCGTCGGAGAGAATGCTCTTGCACAATATTCATGTGAAGAGAGTTTTCCTCAAACGTTCGGTATCTATGATCTCAACCAGTTCCTTGCTGGGTTGACTTTATTCCAGGATCCAATCTTGGAATTCGATAACGATAACTATGTGACTATTCGTAGTCGTGGTCGCTCTGCAAAGTATTTCTTCTCAGATCCTGAGATTACTTTGAAGTCTGCTCCCGAAAAAAATATTAAATTTCCTGGTGGAGACATCGCTTTTAATATCACATGGGAAGACATCACGTCACTACAAAAAGCAGCAGCAGTTTACAATCTAACTGATCTTGTTTTTAAATCCGTAGACAATCAAATTAGTTTGTATCTTCGTGATTCTGAAAACGAAACTAGTAATGATTATTGTCAAACTATTGCTGGGGATACAACTGGTGATTACGAACTGGTTCTCAAAGTGGAACACCTTCGTCTCCAACCAGGAGACTATCATGTTAAAGTGTCTGAGCATCTAGTATCCGAGTGGCGTCACACTCGCTTGGATCTTGTCTATTATATTGCATTGGAATTTGATGACTAAAAAGTTTCTATGGGTTGAGCAGTATCGTCCCCAAAAAATCGATGACTGCATTCTGCCTGACAATCTTAAGAAACCATTTCAAGGATTTGTAGAGCAGGGAGAGATCCCTAATCTGCTTCTCCTGGGGTCTGCAGGCGTCGGTAAGACCACTGTTGCTAAAGCGTTGTGTGAGGAGATTGGTGCCTCTTACATCGTCATTAACGGGTCAGACGAGGGACGTTTCCTGGACACCGTACGTAATCGAGTCAAGCAGTTTGCTTCTACAGTCTCACTAACCTCAGGAGCGCCTCACAAGGTGGTCATCATCGATGAGGCAGACAACACCACCCATGACGTGCAACTCTCCTTACGTGCCTTTGTGGAAGCGTTTCACAGCAACTGCCGTTTCATCTTTACTTGCAACTTCCAAAATAAAATTATTGAACCACTGCACTCACGATGCACAGTTGTAGACTTTCGTATCAATAAGAGTCAGCAACAAAAGTTGCAAGCACAGTTCTTTGGTCGCTTGAAAGAAATCCTTGACGAGAATGAAATTGAGTACGAAGACAAAATTCTTGTTAAACTTATTGGTCGTTACTTTCCTGACTGGCGTCGTTTGATTAATGAAACTCAACGTCATTCAGCATCAGGAAAAATTAACACTGATATCTTAGTTGATATTGCAGACATCAATCTTGATTCTCTATTGGCAGCATTAAAGAATAAAGAGTTTACTACTGTACGTAAGTGGGTCATTGAAAATATTGACAATGATCCAAACATCGTCATGCGTAAAATCTATAATCTTCTATACGAACAAATTAAACCCAAGTACATTCCCGAAGCAGTTTTGATTCTTGCTAGATATCAATACCAGATTGCTTTTGTTGCTGATCAGGAAGTCAATCTTCTTGCTTGCTTGACTGAAGTAATGATGGGATGTGAATTCAAATAATTTATAATTATGGAAATCAGTAAAGCCGATCTCATTCATCACAGAATCCAAGCAGTCCTTCGAGAGAATGATTTTCAGGATGATGATCTTAAATACTTAGGATTCAATGAAGACAAAGGAGAGCATGAGTACAAAATCAATGGACAATATGTCGTCCTTGCATCACAAATCGAAGACTTTGAAGAAGTCGAAAGTGAAGACGACACCTGAAAATGTAGCAGAAGCAAATGAAGCATTGTTTCATGCTACAATGAACCTACCCCATGCTGCTGCTCATTGTGGAATGACAGAGCGTGAAATGAAAATGATCTTTCGTGAATACCTTAAATACCATGCCCCAGACATTGAAGTCTTTAAAGACGCCACTTAGATATCCTGGTGGTAAGAGTCGTGCCCTGAGTAAACTCTTTCAGTATATTCCTGATCTTAAGGAGTACACTCACTATCGTGAACCATTTATTGGTGGTGGTTCTGTGGCGTTGGAAATTGGTAAGCGATACCCACACCTAGACATCTGGGTCAATGATCTTTACGATCCACTTTATAACTTCTGGCGTGTTCTTCAAGATCAAGGTGATGAACTTTCTTCCTTGCTGAAGGATCTTAAGAACGATCATCCAGATCAAACATCAGCAAAAACTTTATTTCTAGATTCCAAGGACCAATTAAATGATGCCTCTACGTCCGATCTACTTCGTGCTGTGTGTTTTTATATTGTCAATAAGTGCTCTTTCTCTGGTCTCACTGAGTCCTCGTCCTTCAGCAAGCAAGCGTCAGATAGCAATTTCTCGATGCGAGGCATTTGTAAACTCCCTGAATATTCAGGAATGATTTCCAAGTGGAAAATTACTAAACTTTCATATGAAGAACTCTTTTGCGATAGCAAGTCAACCTTCGTCTATCTCGATCCCCCCTATGAGATCGGATCTAATCTTTATGGTAAGCGAGGAAGCATGCACAAAGGATTCGACCACGATCAGTTTGCTTCTGATTGTGATCGCTTTATCTCTCATCAACTTGTTAGTTACAATTCGTCGCAACTGATCCGAGACCGCTTCAAGAAGGGGTGGACAGCTGCTGAATTTGCACACACTTACACCATGAGGAGCGTGGGGAGTTATAATACAGATCAAGCGTCTCGCAAGGAACTCGTCCTAACCAACTATGAAATGTGAAGTCAGACTCTACGTAGCAGGTCGCCTCTTTGCTGAGGAAGTCTATGCTCGCAACTATGAGGAAGCAAAGGAAGTTGCTCTTGCTCGCAACCCCAATGCTAAGGTAGTTGGTGTCACTGCTAAATTCTAATGATACCTAAAGAATATCAGCATGGTGGTAGGGAAGTATCCCCCACCAATATTTTATTGCTTATCAGTGATCTTGAAGGTACGTATCAATATCTCAAGTGGATGGGATTTGATGAAGATATGAAAGTCCTTGAAGAAATGAAAGGACGATACTATAAATTGTATTTCAAAACAAAAAAAGAATGGAAAATTACCAACTGAAAGATTACTTGTATACAATTAATCAATCTAAGCATAATTTACTGAGACAAAATCCTGAAGCTGTTAAAGGTTATCCACCATTCATTATAAACAAGTGTCTATCTGGATTTACGGATAGCATTTTATTTGCCAATGAGATGAACATTCATAATCATTTGGACAAACAGATGCAATATGATTTTTATCTAAATAGTTTGAAGCCGAGGAAAAGATTTTCTCCCTGGTTGCGTAAAGGTGAATTAGAGAACCTTGAATTGGTGAAGCAATATTATGGATACAACCATAGTAAAGCAGTTGCCGCCCTTAGAATTCTTACTAATTCTGAACTTGAGCAGATTAAAAAATTATTAGATAAAGGCGGTAACAGATGAATGAAATTGAAATTCAGTGGCAACCATCAGATATGGTTGAGGTGTTGTTGAATGAACCAGATGATTTTCTGAAAGTTCGTGAAACACTCACTCGTATTGGTGTTGCTTCTAGGAGAGATAGAAAATTATATCAGTCTTGTCATATCCTACACAAGCAAGGTAAGTATTATATCGTTCACTTCAAAGAGTTGTTTGCTCTTGATGGTAAAAATACTAACTTGTCTTTAAATGATGTGCAACGTCGTAATCGTATTGCACAACTTTTATCGGACTGGGGACTGATTGGTATTGTTGATAAAACTCAAATTGAAGACGTAGCAGCACTCAATCAAATTAAAGTTCTTTCATATAAAGATAAGGGAGAGTGGACATTGGAGTCCAAATATAATATTGGTCGTAAAAAACCAGAAGCATAAATAAATTTGAGACCTTTCGTGCGGTCTCTACAAAAGTCGGAAACCCTTATAAAGTGATGCGGTGAACACTACATCACTTTTTTTGTGTCTTGATTAAATAGTAAAGGATGCCTTCGGGGTCCATACAAACATCTCGCTTATCTAAGGAGAACACTAATGACGCATACATGGGATCTATACCTACCTCATGCTGTAGGTTTAAATGATATGTTCCATCGATTAGATTCGATGACCAATCATAATAAAAACTACCCCCCGTATAATTTAATCAAACATGACGCCAGTAATTACGAAATTCAAATTGCTCTCGCAGGATTTAAAAGAGAGGAGATTGAAGTATCTACTGAATCAAACATTCTCAAGGTTACCAGCAACACTACAAGACAGGATACTGAAACAGAATACTTACACAAAGGAGTCTCGCGAAGATCATTTGCGAATACTTGGCAACTCGGTGACGATGTTAGAGTTGTGGACGTGACGTTTGAGGATGGTATGCTGGTCGTGAGTTTAGAAAAAATTATTCCAGACCACATGAGACGAACGACTTACGAAGTCAAATAAATATCTGTCACAGGGGGCGGTTGCCCCCTTTGCAATTTCGTGCTATACTACTAAAAAGATTGGAGAACTATGTCTGAGTCTGATAAGATTATCGTTTTTAAAAATGGCGAACGTGTCATCTGTGAACTACAAGAAGCATTTGAAGGAGAAGGCGAAGAACGCCGTGGCATCTGCCTGATCATGCGAAACCCTTATATTCTGGAATTGGTTCCTGCCGAGAACCCTACTGCCGAGAATGACCTTCAAGTGAAGTTCAGTAAGTGGTGCCCTTACTCTATCGATTATCAATTCCGTGTGCCCTATGACAGCATTCTAGCAATCGGTATTCCTGATCAAGGTTTGGATGGCGCATACCGCCAGAAGATTGCTTCTCTGGTTGCCCAACAGGATAACGAACTTCCTAAGTGGGAAGAGGGTCAAACAAACCCTAACATGGAAGCACAACTAGCAGAGATCACTGAAGTTGTTGGTGTCGATGCTCCTCCTACTGCTGGAGTTGCAGGAAATACTGATCAGCATCCTATTGCTACCCCACTTGCACAGGAGGAATCGGATGCTGAAACTCCTGAAAATTGATGGTCACTGGATCGTAGCAGAAGTTGAAGAAATTGATGGTACTGAGTTCGGTCAACCCGATTGTATGCTAAAATACGCATGTGAGGTAAACGGGGTAATGGAACAGCTAGTGCCCTTTCCCCCTTACAGCGAAGATAGAGAACTGACGATTCGTTCAGAAAATATTACATTTATTGCTGATCCATCGCCAATGTTCTCTTCACTATACTATGACTTAAAAGCAAAAGAGGAATGAAGTTTTACACCAGCGTTCAGCAAGCAGGTAATAATATCCAGGTTCGTGGATACCAAAACGGAAACCAGTTCAGCGATAAGGTCCCTTTTAACCCTACGTTGTATCTGCCCACCCAACAACCTTCTCGCTGGAAGACTCTGGATGGTAAGAACGTTCGTCCTGTACAGCAGGGAACTATTCGTGACGCAAGAAAGTTTGTGGATGATCATAAAGACATTCCTGACTTTGAGATCTGTGGTCAAACTCGCTATCTGAATCAATACATTGCAGAAGAATATCCTGCAGATCAGATTGAGTTTGACTCAAGTCAGATTCGTGTGTTCACACTTGACATCGAGACAGCAGCAGAGAATGGGTT